AAATATGCAGAATCTGACGGTGCGTGTTTGTACTTGCAAGATGGAGATAATTCAGCGCATGTGTGGTCAGTAGCGGCTAGTGGTACTGCTGATGCCGCACTCACTTGGTCAGAAGCCATGCGCCTTGATAGCTCTGGCAACTTGCTTCTCTCAACCCCAAGTATTGACGATTCCAATGGGGCACAGATAGCAAATCACTATGACTTCCCTAAAACTGGCGTTGAAATGAAGTCAAATTCTGCCTCTGCCCATTTTGCTATGACCTTCCGAAACACAAATGGGTTGATAGGAAACATTACCACAACTGGCTCCGCAACAGCCTACAACACCTCATCAGACCAACGCCTTAAGGAAAACATTGCAGACGCTGATGACGCAGGCAGCAAAGTAGACGCTATCCAAGTACGTCAGTTTGATTGGATTGCTGACGGTTCACATCAAGACTACGGCATGGTTGCACAAGAGCTACAAAGCGTAGCGCCAGAGGCAGTATCAGCGCCTGAAGACCCCGACGAAATGATGGGCGTTGACTACTCAAAGCTAGTCCCAATGCTTGTTAAAGAAATTCAATCACTACGCGCCAGAGTTGCGCAACTGGAGAACTAAAATGGCTACTTTCACTTGGACTATTCCCACATGCGAGCATGTAATCGCGGACGGTGGTATCAACGTGGCGCACTGGCGCTGCACCGCAGAGGAAACAGTGGGCACTGGCGATGAGGCTGTGACCTACACAGCATCTTCTTATGGCACTTGTGGCCTTACTTACGACGCATCTGCATCGGACTTTGTAGCTTACGACAGCGTCACACAAGCCGATGTGGAGGGCTGGATTTGGGCCAATGGTGTGGACCAAGATGCCACAGAAACAGCCTTGCAGGCGAACATAGACGCTCAGAAGAACCCTACTGAAGCCTCTGGTGTGCCCTGGTAATGGACGTTGGCTCTGTTGATAACACTTCTCAGGTGAGTTGGAAGCAGATTGCGGTGCAAAAGCAAGAGAGGCTCCGCACTGGGGCGGAAGGCCAGACAGTTAGAGAAGCGGTGGAGACCATCATTCCGACTATCTACACCAAAGAAGGCAGTAAGGTCGAGGCGCAACCACTTGCGCCTACTCGCAGAGTGAGTGTATTAGTATGAGTGACAAAGCTGAACAAGCACTGAACGAAGTAAACGCCCATGAGCGAGAGTGTGCGCTTCGCTACGAGCGGATCGAGGAACGCCTTGCAGAAGGTAGCGCCAAGTTCAAACACCTTGAGAATTTAATCTACGGCCTCTATGCGCTTATTCTGGCTGCGGCCCTTCCTCAATTCTTTATGGGGTGACCCCCAATGGTGATTGAGTCAATCGCAGCAGCCTCCGCAACCCTTTCGGCCATAAATGGCCTGATCTCTCAAGTCAACGAGACAGGTCAGGGTGTCCACCAAGTAATGGGCATGATCTCGGATTTTGGTGAGGGCATCACTGAGTTCGAGGCTAGGCGGCGTCAAAGCACATTTAAGCCGCTCACTCAGAATGAAATCTTGAAGCTTCAGATGCTAAAGCGCCAATATGACCGGCATTGGCAAAGCGTCCATGATTTACTCCTGGTGGCAGATCCCAAATTACTTGACGATTTCAAAGCCGCAAAAAAGCAGCAAGAGCTTGATAGGCAAGCGCACTTAAAGATGATTGCTCGCAAGAAAAAAGAACGACAACATCTCACGAACCAGATACTAGTGGGAGGCACAACGCTGATAATTGGCGGTGCAATTATTGCGATGGGTTTTGTAATCATTTTAAAGGTGTACAAATGAGCATCTTAGAAAAGATACTTTGGGGTGTTCTGATTAGTGCCGTCGCCGGGCCAACCTTTATATTCGCTTCTTATTACTTTTGGCAATGAATCATGGTGATGGCTTTTTTGTTGATAATGATGGTCGAAGGAGAGCGAGTTCCCGGAGACTTTTACTTCCGTAACGTCCATCGATGCAATCAGTTTGCCGTGTGGTTGGAAAAAGGTTCTATAAAGCCTATAGATAAAAGACGTATCAATACTCAAGAAAACATTTCAGCTTATTGCATACCCGTCAAGGTGCGACCAAACATCACTTTCTATGATTAGACATTGAGTTTACAATGTTGAAAAACCAAGGGATTCCAAAATGATAGAGATTGATGGCGTGAAGTACGAAGAAGCTGATTTAACTCAAGAAGGTGTTATCCGAGCGAAACGCATCGCCTTCCTCAAAGAGCGCAATGTGAACCTTGTTATTGAGCAGCAAGAAACAGACAACAACATTGCATTTCACGCCAAAATAATTAAAGAACAGCAAGAGAGCCTCAATCATAATCAGCCTCCTGAAGAAGAAGTTATTGAGGCCGAAACAGAGTGAACGCGAAGCGTCTTGAGGATGGTTCTGAGTACAGCACATATGACACCGACGGTGATGGCGTTGTAACGGATGACGAACTAGAGACCAGTCAGCAACTGCAGGAGCTACGGCTGCAGCAAGACAAAGCAAACGCGCAGCGCGGTATGGCATGGTTCGCGTTGTGGGGAATGCTACTGTATCCCACGTTGATCGTTGTATGTACGTTTGTTGGCCTCGACCAAGCCGCTGCTATCTTAGGTGACATTGCATCAGTGTATTTTGTGGCGATTGCAGGCTTGGTTGCTGCATTCTTTGGCGCTTCGGCCTGGGTAACAAGAGGTAATGGTAAATGAGCATAGTCGCACAACTGGTCGGGCCAGTTACTGGGTTACTCGACAAATTCATTGAGGACAAAGATCAGAAGAATCTCCTTGCCCATGAAATCAGCACGCTGGCCGACAAACAAGCCGCTGAGAACGCCCTTGCTCAAATCGAAGTCAATAAGATCGAAGCCAAAGGCAACTGGTTTCAAAGCTCCTGGCGGCCGTTAGTAGGCTGGGTTTGTGCGATAGCTTTTGCTTGGCACTTTGTTATTCAAAGCCTACTTGTTTTCGCTCTCACTTATGCTGGTGCAGAGGTGCCGAATCTACCTGAGTTCGACATGTCAGCATTACTCACAGTTCTTGGCGGTCTTTTAGGATTGGGCTCGCTACGCACATTTGAAAAAACAAAAGGCTTAAACAAGTAGATGGTGACCTTTGTGGGTAAACTGATAGAGACATTGAAACGACACGAAGGCGTGAAGGCTTTCGCCTATCAGTGTACTGCCGACAAGACCACGATTGGTGTCGGCCGGTGCATTGACGAAGATGGCGGCATTGGCCTATCCGATGATGAGGTCGAATACCTTCTGATGAATGACATAGCTCGCTGCGATAAAGAGCTAGAAAACGCATATGATTGGTACAGAGACCTCAATAAGCCGCGCAGAGATGCGATGATAAACCTGTGCTTCAACCTCGGATTGACGCGGCTACGGGGATTTGTGAAGGCGCTAGAGGCTATGTCACGCGGCCAGTACGACCTAGCAGCCGATGAGTTTTTGGATTCCCGATGGTCTGATCAGGTCGGTGACAGAGCGGTTGAGGTGACTGAGTTGATCAGGCTTGGTGATTATCCAGAGGTTTTGGATTGAAACGTCTTCATCCGCACCTCTACGTCTAACAAGAACAGCCTCACATCTTCCTCTAACTGAGCGATGATATCTGCTTCGGGCTCATAACGCTGAATCCATATCTGATTTGCCGGTGGCAACCGGGGATCAAACATTACAAAGTCGCACCACTTTCGCTGAGTGCAAGCCAACTGCCAAGTCATCTGTGTGACGTAGTTCTTGGGTATCTGTCCCGACAGTACGGTCGATACCATGGTGGTGGTCTTCGGGCACTTTATTTCTATGAGCCCTTCATCACCGACTAGCCCGTCAGGTGAGGCGCTAGACCATTCGATCTTCGGATGCGGGATGCTTCCAACTTCTTCGACGGTAACATTATTCTCAAACTCATAAGCAGCGCGCGCGAGCGGTTCTTGCTCAATGCCCCACATCATGTCTGAACTGATGAAGTGATCCTGGGCTCTACCGATGAGTCGCTCAGTGATCAATTCATCCATGTAACGCTCACGCGATGCGCTCCAACCTGATTTAGTCTTCGCTATTGCGTCATGGCATCGACTTGCAGTACAGCACCCGTTACGCGCGTCGAACCATTCTGGTGTGCCCTGCTTCACTCGTTATCGTCCTTTTTATTCAGTTGCTTGGAGATGATACGCAGCGCCTCTTTTGCCGCCTCTTGCGACAGATCCTCTAATCTGTGGACTCCGTATCGTGACTTAATTCTATCTATGTCGATACTGGCTTCCTTTGCCTTTGATTCGATATCAGATATCAATGCTTGGTCAATCAGTGTTTCAGATGCTTGCACCTGTGCCATGTCCTCTGCACTCGCAAACGACTCGCCACCATAACCGCACATTGCTAAAGCGCGTCCTACCGCGCTGGTCTCGCAGTTCTCTACCGCGTTTGTTTTGTTGATTGGATTGCTACCAGGCTTTTCTTCTGCGTGACCTGTAGCTACGACGATGCCAGCCGGGTTTAGAATCATTGCTTTGACTCGAATCTTGTCAGGTATGTCTTGGCACTCTGTGACTACCGCCCACCCTTCTTTGATCGTGTGTTCCTTGCGAAACTCTGCCATGCGCTTAGGGACGGTTATGTAATCCTTACCGCGTATGTTTACTATTCCATCAGCCATCTTCTAACTCCCACATTTCTATAATAAAATCGTCGCACACCGTGCATTGCAAACAGGCATTCCATCCAGGCTGGAAGGGGTCGCCACGCTCTGCTTCGATGTAGGCGAACTCTGTTTCTTCCTCACACACCTTGCACTCGTAAATATCTGGGTGCATCAGTTGTCCTTGAGTTCTTTGATGCGAAAAAATCCATCGTGCCGCTTGAACTCGGTCATAAATAATCGAGCGTAATACGGCGTGTAATTGTTGGAGATCTTGAAGGGCTCTCCGGCAGTCTCCACGTCTGAGTGCCATCGAATGCGCTCGAACACGCCCTTCGCAGAATAGTGTTTATGTCCTGCTCTGATTAGCTGAAAGGTGTATCTCTTGAACAGTTCATACACCTCTGGGTTCTGTTTGTGGTAACACCACCATTTGCGT